CCATCAGGTTGGCTCAAGCGTGAGAACGCTAAAGGTCGCTGGGCTAATCGTTATTACGACAGAAGCCAAGTAAGTCGAGGCATTAGTTACAAGAGCAGCCCAAGCAAGGCAAACCGCCGAGGCTTTAGGGCACTAGCGTCTATCTTTAATAAGTCTGCGGCTGGGGCTATCTATGAGACAGCAGGGCGCAAGTCCGGAGTTACTGGAAAGTTCACTCCCAAGCTCGGCGGTCAGTTAGTCGGTCAAGGTCAGAAAATGACAGGTAGAGCAATCTTTAGAGCATTTGAAGAGGATCGTGGCAAGGCAACTGCAGGAGTGCTCAAGGCTATTGAAACCTCAGCAGCTAAGTTCAACGCAAGGAGACCAGTCTAGTGGCAGATTTAAGAGTTGATATTGCGTCGGAGTTCACCGGCAAACCAGCCTTTGTAAAGGCACAGAAAGCCACTAGCTCACTCGATAAAGCAGTTGGTAAACTAGGCAAGCAGATTGCCTCAGTATTTGCATTTACTAAAGTTGTTCAATTTAGCAAGGCATCAGTTAAGGCATTTGCCGAGGATGAGGCTGCAGCTAATCGCCTATCAGTAGCGGTTAAGAATCTAGGTCTAGCCTTTGCACAGCCTCAGATTGATACCTACATTGCTAAGTTAGAGTCAAGCAGCGCAGTTCTCGATGACCAGTTGCGCCCAGCCTTCCAAGCATTACTCACAACAACAGGCTCACTCACCAAGTCTCAAGAACTCTTAACAATGGCAATTGAAGCCTCAAGAGCAAGCGGCATTGATCTCACAACCGTATCTCAGGATTTGGCTAATGCCTATAACGGCAACACAAGAGGATTAAGAAAATACAACCTTGGGCTAACCAAGGCACAGCTCACAACAGTTTCATTCACAGAAGTTCAGGCTCGTTTCAATAAGCAGTTTTCAGGCGCAAACGCAACCTTCCTTGATACTTATGCAGGCAAGTTACAGGTTCTTACAGTTGCTTCAGAGAACGCTAAAGAGACAATCGGCAAGGGCTTAGTTGATGCCCTAGCCCTAGCAGGTGGCAAGGATGGCGACATTCAAGATGTTGCAGATGCCATGAGCAACCTATCTAACTTTACTGCTGATGCAGTTCGTGGCGTGGGAGTGCTCGTCAGTAAGTTTTCCTCATTCGATAAAGCTGTAAGCGGTGGCATATTAGGCAAACTCGTATCAGCTAACTTTGAATATGGCTTGATTGGACAACTGGCTAAACTGGGCGATGAGGCACAAGTTCGACCAAGAGCCAACCGTCGCTTCATGGGTGGCGCACAGGCTAACCTTTACTCATCATCAGAGGCAGCAGAAAAGAAGCGCCAAGCCCAGCAAAAGAAATTCGCCGATGCTCAGATCAAGGCAACTAAGGCACTCACAGCAGAGCAAAAGAAGCAGGCAGCACTTAAGAAGGCTCAAGGCATATTCGACCTAGAGCAGATTCAGATTATTGCTGCGTTGCAGGGCAATCTCTCAAAAGAGGAAAGAACTCGCCTTGAGGCTCAGTTAGCCTTACTGAGTGGTAACGAAGCAGTAGCCACTTCTTTGACTAAGCAAATTCTCATGTCACAGGATGCAACAGGCAACCTTTACAAGTTATGGCAAACCCTTCCAGATGCTCGCAACCCATTTGCTTACCTTGAGGAATACCTCAACGGACTAGCCAAGAAGGCTGCGGCAGTCCTTTCAGGCGGTGCAAGTGGCACAGCGCCAGTAACTCCTACTAACGTGACTCCTAGCGTTGTTGGCACTCCATTCGGACAAGCAGGATCATCACAAGAGGCAGCAGCCATCAGACAACTTGGTACACCTTTCGGTCAAGCCGGTGGCAATGGCTCAGGTTATATTGGTACTCCTTTCGGACAGGCACAGCCAATCGTTGTTCAGATTGATGGCAAAACCGTCGCATCAGCTCTGCAAGATACTTCGATGTCAGGCATCCCTTCAGCCATTAACAGAACTTATGGAAGCTTCGCTGGTCGATGACATTACCTGCCGAAATATCCGTATCGTTTGACTTCTCGTCATCCGCGACCTTCGGGTATCCCTTTACAATCGGCGATGCCAAGTACGGAGTTCTAGGTACTGGCACACTTGGTTCATCTACAGTTCCAGCTCCTATTGTCGATCTAACTCCTAACGTTCGAAACATAACAATCAACCGAGGTAGAGATATCCAGAGCGATACCTATGTCGCTGGTACAGCCGTTGTACGCATCACAGACCCTGACTCATACTTTAACCCTCAGAACACCTCTAGCCCTTACTACGGGTATTTAGTGCCTCTGCGCAAGGTTCGTATTGCAGCAACAACAGCAACAGCGCAGGAGTTCTTATTCTCAGGTTATACAACCGAGTATCGATACACCTATGACCAAGCCGAGCAGATGGGCTATGTCGATATCTATGTAGCTGATGCCTTCCGTCTCTTTAACTTGGCTCAGGTCACAACGGTGGCTGACTCAGGAGCAGGACAATCCACCGGCACACGCATAGGCAAGATTCTTGATCAGGTGGACTTCCCTTCCAATATGCGCACAATCGCAACCGGTCAATCCAACTGCATCGCTGACCCTGCAACCCTACGCACAAGCCTTAACGCCATCAAGAACGCAGAGTTCTCAGAGCAGGGCGCGTTCTTTATCAATGGCTCAGGCACAGCAGTATTCAAGTCTCGCAATGAAGTAGTTTCATCTATCGCCGGCACTCCTATCGAGTTTAATCAGACCGGCGGTATTCCTTACCGTAACCTCGTATTTGCCTTTGATGACAAACTCATCATCAATCAAGCGCAGATGACCCGTTACGGCGGCACAGCTCAATTTTACGAGAACGCAGCCTCTATCGCTCGTTACTTCCCTCATCAATACAGCGCGCAGGACTTGGTTATTGATACTGATGCCAATGCTCTGAATATTGCTGCAACTTACTGTCAGACCCGAGCAGAAACAACTATTCGCATTGACCAGATGTTGGTCGATTTACTAGACCCAGCCGTACCAACTGACACAATGATTGGCTTGGATTATTTTGACAATCTAAGAATTAGCAATATCCAGCCAGATGGCTCTACCATCGTCAAGACTCTGCAATGCCAAGGTCTATCGTGGAACATCAGCCCGAATAGCATGAGCGTTACGGTTACAACACTCGAAAATATTACCGACGGCTTTGTCGTCGGGAGCTCAGAACGCGGTATAATTGGTATATCAGCGATGACTTGGTAACAGGAGATATAAATGGCAACAGGCTTCCCAGCGGTAACAGGAGATATCCTTACTGCTTCTATGTTCAACGGGCTAGTAGCCTTTACAGTCGATTCAGATCAGACAGCGGACTACACAGCAGTCCTCGATGACGCATATCAGACCCTAGTACCTATGAACAAGGCAACAGCCGTAGCGTTCAAGATTCCTACCAATGCCTCAGTAGCCTTCCCAGTAGGCACAGCAATCACAGTTCTCAACAAGGGCGCTGGAGCAGTCACAATCTCAGCAGTCACTTCAGGCACAACAACAGTTCTTTCAGCCGGTGCAGTTGCAGCTTCTCCAACCTTGGCTCAGTACAAGACAGCAGTCTGCATTAAGACAGCAACAGACACTTGGTACGTTGTTGGAGCAATCGGGTAATGATTGGCGCAATCACAGCAGGACTATTTGGTGGAGCGGCTGCAATCCCAGCTCTTACAGTTGATTATTTAGTTGTCGCTGGTGGTGCTGGTGGATTACAAGGCGGTGGCGGTGCTGGTGGACTCCGATGCACAGTTGGAGCAACTGGCGGTGGTGGATCACTAGAATCAGCATTATCTCTTTCAACTGGTACAAGTTACACAGTAACAATTGGTGCTGGCGGCGCTGGCGGCGCTAATGGTAATAACTCGGTATTTTCAACTATCACTTCAACAGCAGGTGGTCGAGGTGGAACTTTTGATAACTCAACCCCACCCGCTACTGGCGGTTCAGGCGGCGGTGGTGGCGGTAGCGACTCCGCAGGTTATAGCGGTGCAGCAGGTACAGCTAATCAAGGCTACGCAGGTGGTAACGGTTTTCTACAAAGCGGTGTAGGACCTGCCGGTGGCGGTGGTGGTGGTAATTCTGTCGGAACTAATGGCGCTTCAGGTATCGCTGGTAACGGCGGTAGCGGTGTAACAACTTCTATTTCAGGTTCATCAGTAACTTACGCCGGTGGCGGTGGTGGTGGTATCTATAACGATTCTGACGCTGGTACAGGCGGTTCAGGCGGCGGTGGAAACGGTGGCGGTGGAAACAGCCCAGGAACTAACGCAACAGCAGGAACAGCCAACAGAGGCGCTGGTGGCGGTGGCGCTGGATTCGGATCTACAGGTGCCGGTGGTTCAGGTGTTGTCATTCTTAAATACCCTGATTATTACACTTTAACAGTAGGCGGTGGATTAACAGCTTCTACAACTTCAAGCGGTGGATTTAAGGTAACAACATTCACAGCCGGAACAGGAACGGTGAACTTCTAATGGCTCACTATGCGTTTTTAGATGATTCCAATATCGTCACAGAAGTTATTGTTGGCATTGATGAAACAGAGCTCATCGATGGCTTGAGCCCTGAGGAATGGTATGCAGAATTCAGAGGACAAGTCTGCCTTCGTACCAGTTACAACGGGCGCATAAGGTTTAACTATGCAGCAGTTGGATTTAGCTATGATCCGATTGATGATGCCTTTATTGCTCCTACTCCATGCGAACATGATGAATTGACTTTGACGGCTGACAAGAAATGGGAGTGCTCGAATGAAGCGCACACCTTTACTGTGTAAAGCCGGACAGCAACTAAGGCTGCAAATCGATGATACTTACTCAGACAGAGATCGCACCTCAGACGGCTGGATTGGCGATGTCCGTCATTCAGCGAGTACTTCTGACCACAATCCTGATGCAAAAGGTATCGTCAGAGCCATTGATATTGACAGGGATTTATCTGGAAAGAAAAAGCCTGACCTCATGCCTGACCTTGCGGATCAGATTCGACACGCGGCAAAGTCTGACAAGCGCATTGCTTACATCATATTCGCAGGAAAGATTGCTTCCCCTCGCATGGGGTGGCGCTGGCGCAAGTATTCTGGAATCAATCCGCATGACCATCATTGCCATATCTCTTTCACTAAGAAGGGCGATGCAGATGGCTCGTTCTTTAATATCCCAATGATAGGCGGCACACTATGAACATGAAGAACCCAGCAATCCTTACAGCAGGAGCGTTTCTAGCTGCGTGGGGTGCATCTAATTTCGCTCTCGACTATCGCTCTGTTCTATGGGCAGTTCTAGCAGGCGTATTCGGATACGCAACGCCTAAGAAGTAATGAGCGCGGTAGATATCTCGGCTGTTGCCGTTGGAATTGTTACTGTTCTAGGTGGCACTGCTGCGTTTCTACAGTTTCTAGTTAAACATTACTTGGCAGAACTAAAGCCCAACGGTGGCTCAAGCATTAAGGATCAGGTTAATCGACTAGAGGCGCGTGTCGATACAATCATCGAGCTGTTAGGTAAGTAACACTTTACCTATGGCAAGGAAGCGACCAGTCATAGACTTAGATACTTACAGCGCCTTAGATGCTTACTGCATAGCGATGAACGAGTATTACAAGTCTCTACGCAGAGCAGGGTTCACAGAGACCCATGCCTTCTGGTTGCTATCAGATCGTGAATCCTTCCCTGATTGGATTATCCCTAACCTACCCAATCGCATAGATAACATACCCTATGAAGATGATGATGAGGACTAATGCCAGCAGTCAAGAGAATAGTAATTCTCAGCGACCTTCAAGTTCCCTTTGAAGATGTACATCTCACCCGCAATATAGCCAAGTTCTTACAGACCTTTAAGCCAGACCAGACTGTAACCATCGGTGATGAGATTGACTTCCAGACTATAAGCAAGTGGTCAGAAGGCACACCTCAAGCCTACGAGCAAAGCCTTGGCGATGATAGAGACCGATGCGTAGAGCTGCTTTGGGAACTAGGCGTAACTGACTGTATAAGATCCAATCATACGGATCGGTTGTACAACATAATCATGAAGAAGATTCCAAGCTTCTTATCCTTGCCAGAGCTGCGCTTTGAGAAGTTTATGAAGTTCGATGAGCTTGGCATAACTTTCCATAAGAACCCTATGAACATCGCTCCTAACTGGATTGCAGTCCATGGAGACCATACGCCTATCAAGCAGCAGGGTGGGCTCTCAGCCCTTGAGGCAGCCCGTAGGCATGGCAAGAACGTCATCTCAGGACATACTCACAGAGCAGGCCGTAGCGCCTTCACAGAAGCCTCTGGCGGGCGTTTAGGGCGTGTTTTGCATGGAGTTGAGGTAGGTAATCTCATGGACTTCAGACAAGCCTCATACACCAAGGGAACGGCTAATTGGCAGCAAGCCTTTGCCATTATGTATGTCAAGGGATCTAACGTTCAGGTGGACATTATCCATATTGAAAAGAACGGCACGTTTATTGTGCAGGGCAAGGTCTATGGAAGGGCTCGGTGAGTTCGCCTCACCCTATTTTGAGGATGAAGACCCAACTCAAATCGTTATCATTTCGTTATCTAAAAAAGGCGGCTGTCGTATAAGACTCATGTAAAGTTCTTTCTGTAGGGGCGGTAGTTATTTACTTCTGAACGAGCAAATTGCAAGACCGCCTCTACACCTAACAGAAAGGGCTCAAATGAATATCTATTTACTTACATTCTTAGCTGTAGTTATCCCATTTATGGCTGGGTATTATCTCGGAGTATCCGACGGCAAGGTAGAAGGCCGTATCGAGCAGTTTCAGGCGAAGCGATGAACGCCGGTGACTTTCTCAACGAAGCAAGAGCAACAATCCAAGATCGTGGCTTGGACTACGGTCACCCGACAGACAATATGTCCAGAACTGCATCACTTTGGTCTGCATACCTCGAAATGCCGGTTACGGATTACCAAGTGGCAATGTGTTTGGCGCTGGTCAAAGTCGCAAGAAGTATGGAAAGTTCAAAAGTCGATAATTACATCGACGGAAGCGCCTACTTTGCTATATCAGGACAACTAAGAGTTCAGGAGAACGAGCTATATGTTTAATCTAGATGATTACGAGACAGTTGAGGAACGCCTAGTTAAGTTTTGGAAGGATTACCCAGATGGTCGCATATTTACGAAATTGTTGGATTTCAATGGTGGGCGTTATATTGTTCATGCTCACATATACCGTACTGAAGCTGATCAACACCCTTGGAGTACTGGGCTCGCGGAAGAAACGATTGCCGGGCGCGGAGTCAATGCTACTTCTGCTCTCGAAAATTGTGAGACGAGTGCAATTGGGCGTGCGCTCGCATCTGCGGGCTATGCAACAAAAGGCAAGCGACCAAGCCGCGAGGAAATGAGTAAAGTAGTCGCTGCAAATGAAGTAAAGGCTAACATCGAGCAAGTAAAGGCTAAGATGGCAGATACATCTAAGGAATACATACCAGTAGAGAAAGCGAGCGACCCTTGGACAGTTTCAAGTGCTGCACCGGTGACAACAATGGAGCAAGCTGTCGAGACGGTGAAGGCTGTCCTTGGTGGCACCCCGATAGACGAGAGCTGTATTCATGGTGCGCGTGTATGGAAAACAGGAACCTCTAAAGCCGGTAAGCAATACGGAATGTGGAAGTGCAATGTCTCAAGGCAGAATACCCAAGATGAGCCATGCGATCCTATTTGGTACGAGATAAGTGCAGATGGTACATGGAAGCCACAGGTGAAGCGATGACTGATGTATTGCAAGCAATATCAATAGTTATCAACTCTATCTGTATTATTGCACTCTCTGAAAGAATGAGGAGATGGGGCTGATGGGTCATATTCAGTTCTTAAACCAAGATAACGAATGGGAGTCATTCCCGTCAGAGGAAGAAGAAGCCAACCTACGAGCTAACGCTGAGGCGCTTGAGCAGCTTGGTTATATGCTCATATGCCAGATGTGTAACTCAGTTCCTACATGGAATCAAATTAGACATCGCTGGATTAACAAAGAGTGGACTTGTAACACTTGTCACACAATTAATTCTGCTGGTCGTGCATGACACGACACAGAAAAGACCGAGGTCTGCGTACTGAGCGAGTGGTTGCAGCCTATCTCTCGCAATGGTGGAGAAGCGCAGGTGTAGGTCGTGGGGCTGGGAAAGAT